TCCTCCTTCTGGTCCTTGATGATTTGCCCCATCGAAGGGTTAGGCGGGGGGAAGGTCAGAATCTTGATCCCCTTGTCCACCTGGTCCGGAGACAGGTCGGTTTCGACACCGGCACCGGGACGAATCTCGAACTCGCCGCGCGAGAGCTTGGCTTGCTTCGAGTAGACGAACGTTGCTGCGTTGGCGAGGGTTGCCGCCTCGACGAGCTGCGAGGCCACGACGTCCGCCACCATGTTGTGGCCTTCGAGGAGCGAGCCGATGCCGAGCCCGTAGATGCCCTCGGGATTGGGGATGCACACGAAGTGCGTGAAGAAGTTGATCGGCACCATCTTCGGCTTCTCCGGGTCCGGCGGCGGCTCGGGCTGCGGAGGCGGGGGCGCCATCGGCATGCTTGGAGTCATTGCGCCCGGCATCGGCGGCTCGGTGCCTGTCATCTCACCGGGGAACGGAAGCGGCGTCGCCGTCTGCACTCCCATCTCGGGCGGCATGGACATCGTGGGCGCCTGGGTCTGTCCGCCCATGTACGCCTGCATGTCCATCTGCCACCGCTCCAGAGCCGCCTGGTATGCGGCGTCGTTGACGGCCTTCTCGCGGTTGTAGCGGGCGCGGTCTACCGGGTCCTCGTCTTCGCGAAGCACAATCGAGAGGACGCGCTTGGTCTCCTTGTCGACGGTGACAATGAGCGGGCGGTCTTCGTCGGAGCCGGGGAGCGCGCCCCAGCAGTGCTGCTCCCAAAGCACGCGGGCGCCGTCGCCGCGGTCCTTGGGTTTCTCGATACCTTGGATGCGGTCGACCACCTCTTGGACCTGGCCGCCCTTGTTGTCCAACTCGGGCGAGTTGGTGTTGGACGGGGCCTGTCCGTTGGGGTCGTTGGGCTTGGGGTAGAGGCCGGCAACGTTGGCGTAGTAGCCGCTGCGCTCGAGCTTCTGGAGCTGGTGGCGGTACTTGCGAAGGACGCGCGTAATACGAGGGACGTCCGCGAGGTGCGGGTCCTCCGACTTGAACGCATAGGGCAGAATGATGTCGTCGGTGGCCACGAACTCGTGACATGGCCGATTCTTCTCCGGTGCCCAGTAGAAGATCGAAAAACCAGACCCGTAGAGAAGGGTCTGCATCATGCCAGCGTCATGGTTGGGGACGTACTCTTGGATCTGGTGCTCGGTCTGCCAGCAGAGATGCTTAGCGACGCGCACGGAGCGCTCCAAATCCATCTGGTCGATGGGGGCAACGCCCCAGTACTCACCGTTTGACGGGAACTGCTGGTCATACATGCGCGCGTGAATGCGAATCACGGCGGTCATGATGATCGGGTAGTGGACCTGGGCTAGCGTGTCGTGCCCGTCGGGTCGGGGCGGGAGGATGCCCACGGCCAGCTTGACGATGTTGGCCCTGCGCTCGCGGAACTTCTCCGACGAGGCCAGGTCCTCTTCCGTGTCGCGACACACGCGCTCGCCGAGTTGCTTAACGAAGTCCTCCGGGAGCGTCGAGACGAGGTTGACCGTCTCGGGCGCGGAGCCGGCGAGCTCCATCTCGTGCTCCGGGGGCCCAACGGGGACATCCGTGATGCTCTCGTCATTGGTCATGAGCCCCGGCTGGCCGCTCGTGCCCGCGTCGGTTCCTTCGGTCGGCTGCTGAGTGTCCATTTACCAAAGCCCCTTCACGCCCATGCGGCCAACGCTTGCGCGCTTCTTCATGCGCTCGGCCTCAAGGTCGTCGATGTAGTCGGGATCCAAGGGGTCCCGGATGTAGTCCTTCTTTTCGGGCACAATGAAGCGGAACATGCAGGCGTACGCGGCCGAGTCCCAGTCGTGGTCATCGCCGCGCGTGTCTGGCACGTCCGGATCGTCCGGGTCGGCCTGCAACACGGGGATGCTCTTGATGGGTCCGTCAAACGTGTACTTTCGCGGGCTGCGAACGGCGCGCCCCTCCATCCAACGAATGCCCGGCACAACGAGTGCGGGCCTGCCCGTCTGCGGGTCCTTTTGCGTCGGGTGACCCGTGCGGCGCATGAGGCGCGTACGAAACTGGTCCGCCGCTGCGTGCCTACCGGCCGACTTGTCAGACTTCGACCAAACGACGCCCATCGCCATCATCGCGTCGGCGATCGAGGGACCGTTGACACCCGTGGGGTTCCAGCATGCGGAGTCCAGTGGGCCGTTGAGCAGTGATTGGTTCTTGGAGACGTTCCACTCTCCGTGCTCCAGCTCAATCTCGCGGATGAGTCCGCCCAGCATCTCCGACGTGTGCTTGGTAACCGTCAGGCTGCGGTAGCACACGAGGTTCCCGTCGAAGTCGACGGCCCACCACTGAATGGAAGACTTCGAGGACGTGCCGAAGTCGCCCGACCGGAAGCGAAACCAGCCGTTGGGAATCTTGAACGGCTTGCAGACGTGGACGCTCGGGTCCCAAAGGTCCCCCACCCACGCGCCTTGGACCACATTCCAGTCGCCCAGCAACAGTTGCCGACGCACCTCGGGCGAATGGGACGACAGGGTGGCCGAATACTCCACCGCGTCCAGTGACGGGTTGTCCTCGAGCCGGGCCGGGATGTAAATCTGCTGCCGCTCGACTACCCGCTGTCTCTCTTTGCCCGTCTCGGGGTCTTTCTCGGCGACTTTGATGCGGCGAATGACGAGCCGGCGAGGCGGGGCCACGTCGACGTAGCGCTTTTTGACCCACTCGACGCCGGGGCCAACGGGGTTGGTCGCCAGGCGAAGCCAAAGGAGGTCCTTGAGCACCGGGTCAGTGGTGCGGAGGCGCATGTCAAGCTGGTTGACCTGTTCCTCCTCGAACGTCGTGCATTCGTCGAAGCCGACAAAGGTGAACTCAAACGAGTAGTACTTGATCCAGTCCTTGGCCTCTTCCATCTGGCCGAACATGTATTTGTAGCCACACGGGAAGGTCCACGTCTTGGTCTGCTCGTGCCAGTCAGCCCCCGAGAACCGCGGGAACTCGCGCATGGTGCGGTCGATCAACTCGCGCAGCTCGGGCATCGTGCGGCGAAAGATGATGGAGCGACCCACCGACGACTGGATCTCACCCCGCGCCTTGCGCTCGTCCTCGATGAGAATCTGTCGAAACGGGTAGTAAATGAGGCACTTGGACTTGCCAGGCCCCGCGGCCCCGCCAAACAGGGCGTAACGACCGTCGAAGGTCATGAACTCCGTTTGGGCCCCCGGCCAGGGCTTAAAGATGACCTCTTTGGTCATGCCACCACGTAATGCCCGGCGATGTGGACGTAGCCTGACCAGGCAAACGAGCCCGTCCCCGTCGCCGCTACCGTGACAGCCGCGAGGATGGGCGTTGCCATATCCACCAGAGCCAAAGACGCAGCCAGCGTCAGCGGCGTAGCCCTGGGAGCCCCTGCCGCGTGCTCTCCCGTGCCAGGTACCGCGGCCACGGGTACGACGTTGACCGCGCTGGCGTCGTTGCCACAGCAGAGAGCCGGGGCCCCTGTCGCCGTCCCTGTCGTGGTCTTGTGAACGAACCAGGCTGCCGAGGCAATAAAGTAGAACCCCGGGCGAGGGGGAATCACCTCGACGATGACTGGCACCGTTGCGGAGGCCAGGTTGATGAGCCCCGAGACGCCTACGGCCTGGGGCATCTGCGGGATGTAGGTGGCTAGCTGCGACGTGATTTGGTTGAGGAGCTTGAACGTCTGTTCCTTGCTCGCCCTGGCCGGCTGAATCTGCGGCAGGTTGAGGAAGCTCACTGCGGATCACCCGTCTTCCAGGTGAACGAATCCACAAGGGTCGCCTGGGCCGCACGCACGCCAGCCTCAAACGCCTTCGCCGGGTCCTCGGGAATCTTGTTGCGCCGGTCCTTGAGCACCCTCTCGACCGTGGCGTTGATGGTGGCTATGACGTCCTTGCGCTTCATTGCGCCACCCTCCGGCGACTGCGGGGATGAGCCGGGTAGCGCGGAGCGTATGGGCCGGGCCGCCTGTACTCGGACCAATTTTTCAGGAACCAGGGGGCCTGTATTGCGTCGAGAACATGCTCGCAGTCCCCGTCCTCATAAAGCGAGTCAGGGATGGCAATCTCTCTTGTGTCGGAGGCTCCGTGGCAGGTGGCATACATCTTGATGCCTGCGCGCTCGCCGGCCTGTCGCGCCAGCACATGGGGTGTCCCGCCGCACGTTCTACATGTCGGACGCGAGCTACCTAGAACCTCCTCAATGATCATCCAGGTCGCGCCTGCATTCGTCATTTTCACTTCCCGGGTTCCACGTCGATCACGACGGCCTCAGCCAAGCGCCTACGGTCCAGGTCAGGCACGGGCACCTGAATCACAGCTCGCTCGATGTTCATGGTCGTTTGCTGCTTGTCCTCTTTGGCCAGGGCTTCAAGGCGCGAGCTCGACATCGCCAACCCCGCCGCAACTTCCTTGCGGGGAGACTCCCAAGAACGGACCCGTGCTATTTGAGCGGCCGAAAGTCCCTTGGCCAGTAAGACTTCGTCGGGCTCAAACATGTACTTGGCCAGCTCAACGTTGCGGAGGTCATCCTCATAGACGGCCTCTAGCTTCTGGCGAATCTCCGTGAGGCGGTCGGGCCGCTTGCCCACCGCCCTCTCTTCGGGGACCGCCAGGTCTTTG